CAGTGGCAGTGATTACGGATTTGTAGAGTTTAAAGATGTTAGCTTTGTTCAAAGCTATACCTCCGATCCTGCTACAACAGGTGTGCCGAAATATTACGCTACGTTTGACGTCAGCAACTTTATCTTGGCACCAACACCAAACGTTGACTATACGGCAGAGCTTCACTATTTGTACCGCCCCGCAAGCCTTACGGCAGGATCAGACAGTGGTACAACATGGTTAAGTGAAAATGCAGAGTTAAGCCTTTTGTACGGTTCGTTAATAGAGGCGTACATCTTTATGAAAGGTGAGCAGGACGTTATGGCTATGTATGACAAGAGGTTTCAGGAGTCTTTGTCTGGTCTAAAGTTGTTGGGTGAGGCCAAAGAAACCACACAAGGTTACCGTGTTGGTCAAGTTATTAGGCCGAAACAATGAACAACATGTCTTTTGGAGAGTTTAAGGTTGATGTTCAAACCACAAACAATCGTGGTGCAACTCCTGAAGAGGTGGCTCACCGTTGCGTAGGTAAGATCGTTGCGTTCTCTGAGGACGCGCACCCTACGCTACGGGATCAGGCTATTGCTTATCGTGACAGCATAGAAAAGCTGCTGGTCATCTACATGAAACAGGCTATCCAAAGTGACCGTACTACGGTATATAATGCGATAAAAGAAGCGGGTCATCCTGATTTGGCCGAATATATAAGGAAAATGTAATGGCTTTTACGGGCAACTTCCTGTGTACTTCATTCAAAAAAGAATTAATGACAGCTACACATAATTTCACTGCGGCAAGTGACCAATTTAAGATTGCTTTGTATGACAACAGTGCAAGTTTCACTGCGGCTACCACTGCTTACACAAGTAGCAATGAAATAACGGGAACAAATTACACTGCAAAGGGTCAGTTTTTAACAAGCGTAACGCCAACGACTACCGGCACAACAGCTCTGACTGACTTTTCTGATGAGGTGTTTTCTAACGTAACAATTTCTTCGGTGCGCGGTGCTTTAATTTATAATGAGGCCGCGTCAGGCGATCCGTCTGTTTGTGTTTTGGACTTTGGAGCCGATAAAGGTGCCACGTCTGGAGACTTCACTATCGTTTTTCCTACCGCTGACGCGAGTAACGCAATTATACGGATAGCTTAACATGGCAATATCTTTAGGAAATCGTGCAAAAATGTCTACCAGTACCACGGGTACTGGAACGATTACCTTGGGAAGCGCTGCAACAGGCTACCAAACTTTCGCTAATGCTGGAATAACCAACGGTCAAACTATTAGATATGCTATAGAGGATGGAACTAATTTTGAAATTGGCAGTGGGACATATACGTCAAGCGGCACAACACTTACTCGTTCGGTTACTGAAAGTTCTAATTCAGACAGCGCTATATCGCTTAGTGGCACGGCAGTTGTCTTTGTCACAGCCACAGTCGCAGATTTATTTATTAACGATGGGGCGTCCTCGTTAACAACCACAGGCGTTGGAACATTTGCTTCGTTAGACATTAGCGGAAACATCGACGTAGACGGAACAACAAATCTAGATGCTGTAGATATAGATGGCGCAGTTCAATTAGACTCAACTTTAACGGTGGGTGTTAACGATCAAGGTTACGATGTTAAGCTGTTTGGAGACACTGCCAGTGCGTTTATGCTTTGGGACACAAGTGCCGACGATTTAATACTTAGTGGGGCTGCGGGTTTGATTGTTCCTGATGGACAATTAACATTAGGCTCTACGGCACTTACCAGCACGGCAGCGGAGCTAAACTACAACGATACAGGCGCAGCGGTTGGAACTGTAGTTGCGTCCAAGACTGTTACCGTAGACGCCAACAAAGACGTTGCTAGTTTTCGAAACATTACTTTAACTGGAGAGCTAGACGCAGGTTCTTTAGATATTTCAGGTGACGCGGACATTGATGGTACGCTGGAAACAGATGCGCTTTCTCTTAACGGCACTGCGGTCACTACGACTGGGGCTGAGATTAATTTAATCGACGGTGGAACTTCACGGGGTACGACTGCGGTTGCAAGTGGCGATGGCCTGTTGGTGAACGATGCAGGCACAATGCGTATGACCAACGTGGATACAGTGTCCACTTATTTTTCTAGCCACAGTGTAGGTGGCGGCAACATTGTTACTGTTGGGGCTTTAAACTCAGGTTCAATAACATCCGGTTTTGGTGCTATCGACAACGGTTCCAGCGCCATTACTACTACAGGTGTGGGATCGTTTGGTTCATTAGATATCAGCGGTGCTATCGACGTAGACGGGACCACTAACTTAGATGTAGTGGATATCGACGGTGCGGTGGACATGGCATCTACGCTTTTGGTCACTGGAGTAGCAACCCTCACTGCAAAGCCCATTGCTAACGCGGGTATTTCTGTAAAAAACGGCGCTACAGGCGCAGGCTTTGTAGAGTTCTTTGAAGACACTGACAATGGAACTAACAAAGTAACATTAATAGGCCCCGCGTCTACTGCGGATGTAACTCTTACGCTTCCTTCTGCAACTGGAATTGTAGCAACAACAGATGACGCGACAGCTTTGGCGATTGCGTTGGGGTGATATAGGAAAAATAAATGGCTAATACATTTAAGTTAATCACAAGAGATGTTGCTCCTGCAAGTTCAGGAACACCAGAAACTTTATACACTGTTCAGTCCGGCAGCACAGTTATTATTCTTGGGCTTACACTGGCAAACGTTCACACGTCACAGGTCACAGCATCTGTAACGATTGTAAGTACAACAACGCAAACCAGCCAAACTCAAAACACAACGGCGTTTTTGGTTAAGAGTGTACCAATACCTGTTGGGTCAACGCTTGCTGTTTTGGACGGAAAGATTAACCTTAACGTGGGCGATATTGTTAAAATTGATTGTTCTGTTGCGGATAAGGTTTCAGTAACCATGAGTTATATGGAGATTACATAATGGCTGGATACATTGGCGGCAAAGCGGTCAACCTTAGTACCTCTGGGGCTGATATTAGTGGCACAGCTAACCTAGACATTGTGGACATTGATGGTGCTGTGGATATGGCAACGACTGCCCTAGTAACAGGTGTCCTGACAGCTAATGGCGGGGCAGTCTTTAACGAAGGTAGTGCTGATGTTGATTTCAGAGTTGAGTCAAATGGCAATGCTAATATGCTGTTTGTTGATGGTGGTAATAATCGGGTAGGCATTGGTACAGCTACGCCTAGTTCACCTTTAAGTTTAGACGTTACGGCTGGTACAGTTCCAGTCTATGTAGACACTAACATAACATCAGGTGAGGGTAGTGTTGATATTCTTCGTGCTTACACGGTCAATGATGAATACTCAGCATTAACTCTTGTTCGTGAAGGAAGTACCAATACAGGTCTTGCGTTTACAACTACAGGCGCATCCACACCAGCAGAAGCTATGCGCATCGACAGCAGCGGTAATGTTGGCATTGGCACGAATTCTCCTAGTACAACTTTAGCAGTTGAAACGGGAGGAATTGCCTCTTTATCAAGTTATGCAGGACATATTGTTGTCGGGCCATCTTCTAGAACTTCTTCTTCTGGTGACTACAGCGGTGGTATATTATTTGACCAAGCCAATGGTGTTCAGGCATCTGGAAAAAAAGGTGCATCTATAACAGGCCTTCAAGACGGATCAGATGTAAATTCTATGGGCATTACTTTTAATGTTCATGGTACAGATGGGAATGCAAATAGAGAAGAAGCTATGCGCATCGACTCGTCAGGCAATTTGCTGGTGGGTAAGGCCACACTTGGAATTGACACAAATGGATTTGATGTAAGACCCACAGGTGAAACAGGCATTTCTGTAGATAGTAACATTGTATTAGACCTTAATAGAACAACTAATGACGGAACAATAATTAATCTCCGCAAAGCAAACACCACGGTGGGGAGTATTAAAGTTACTGGCGGTGCGCTTGAAATTGACGGTCATCCAAGCGCAAGTGCAAACATGCAATTTGGAACAACTAGCTTAATTTATCCTTCTGTAGACGATGCAGCAGACTTGGGTGCTGCATCTCGTAGATTTGATGACATCTACGCCACCAACGCCACCATCCAAACCTCTGACCGTAACGAGAAGCAAGACATTGCATCCCTGACAGCGACTGAAATGCTAGTGGCTAAACGTATCTCAGCATTGTTTAAGACCTTCCGTTGGAAGGACAAAGTTGCAGCTAAAGGTAATGATGCTCGTACCCACACAGGTATTATAGCTCAAGACGTACAAGCTGCATTTACTGCTGAGAGCCTAGATGCTGGTGACTACTCCCTGTTTATTAGCACAACTTGGTGGGAGCATGACGTTGAGGTTCCTGCTGTTGAAGCTGTTGCTGAAGTAACAGATGAAGACGGCAATGTAACAACAGAAGCCGTAGAAGCTGCTGATGCTTACACTCGCACCGAGACATATGACACAGAAGATGAAGCACCAGAGGGTGCAACTAGCAAGACTAGGATGGGCATTAGATACCCTGAACTGTTGTCATTTGTAGCAGCATATAACGAGCAGCGGTTTGCAGCTATTGAGACACGCCTCACGGCATTGGAGGAAGTATAACATGGCTGGATATTTAGGCGCTATACCTGTACCACAGGCTACTCAGCATCGTGAAACGTTCACGGCCACTTCAGGTCAGACTACGTTTAACACTGCTGGCTACACGGTAGGGTTTCTGGATGTCTATCTCAACGGGTCACACCTAAGCCCTGCTGATTTTACTGCTACTAATGGTAGTGACGTGGTGCTTGCAAGTGGTGCTAGTGCCGATGATGTCTGTGATATTATTAGCTACACTGCATTTGAGGTTAATGCTCAGACGTTTACTGGTACTACTACTCTAGATGGTGCTGTTGTTATAAATGAGTCATCGGCTGATGTTGATTTCAGAGTTGAATCAAATGGCAATGCTAACATGTTGTTTGTTGATGGTGGTAATAATCGGGTAGGCATTGGGACAAACGCCCCCACAGATACTTTAAATGTTCAAGCTGCTGCCGCTGGTACAGCAATTACTCTTGTTGAAAGTTCTGATAGCGGAAGCAACCCAGCCGCATTTATCGGATATCGTTCGCGAGGAACTGATCTATCTGGTCATACTGCAATACAAGCCAATAATACCATGACACAATTTTCCGCAGGGGCGCACGATGGTAGTGCTTTTGCTGTAGGAAGTAAGATTATTTCTACAGCAAGCCAGACATGGACAACTAGCGCACATGGCACTCGTCTTGGTATTTTTACAACTCCTGATGGTAGTACCACACCAGCAGAACGTATGCGCATCGACTCGTCAGGCAA